TATCCTCGAAGAACTGATCTTCGCTGCTGAGAACTACGAATCACTTGCAGAGCGTATCGAAGCATCGATGTTGGAAGAGGTTTGATTGTTTACAAACGAGTTTGAGTTCGGCGCCACTGTCACCACCATTCTAGATGACAGTGGCGAACACGAAGACCTTGAAGTCATTATCGATGACAATGGTGTGTTCTTTCGTCAGTGGAATGAAGCCCATGAAAGATACGACCTTATCCTAATTTCCCACAAGATGTTTGGTGAATTCCTTATGGCTATGAAGAAGCCCGAGGGAGCATATAAAATTTATTTTGAAAAAAAGTAAATTAGGGGATTTACATTTGAACCTGGATGGCTTATATAGAGAAGGTAACCAAGGAGGATCAGATGATCACCATCTACCAAATTCAACTCTCAGACTTGGAAATCATCCAGGTCAATGCTGGTCAGATGCCGGAGAAAGCAAAGGCTAAGTTCCGCATCTCCGCTTCGACCGATAACTTCAGCCACGACATGCTTAAGTTCTACAAAGAAGTTTGCACCGTCGATACTGACGATCTGGAGAAAGCATTCGAGCTTACCAACCTTTGGGAAGAACCTTCGAAGGTCACCAAGTTTGGTCGTATGAGCTCCACCTCCATTGGTGATATCTTCCGCCTCGGCGATCGCTACTACATCGTCGATACCTTTGGCTTTACTAGCCTATTCCTCTTCAACGATGAAATCGACATGATGGAGTGCATATAATGACTGTCGCAGTTACCTACGAAGAACGTATCGCTTTGATCCGCAAGATCGCAGAGCGTAAGAAGAAAATGTCCACGATCAAGACGAAGTCTCGTTCCTTGATCGATCACTTCGACAAGTACGAGGAAGTTCCTCAGCGTGTCTCGAAGGTCGTCGAAGAAGACAAGACCAAGAACGACAACTACTGGACTGATGCTCCTAAGTATGCAGAACAGTACTACGGTGAAACCTACCGTGCAACCACGAGGTATGACAATGAATGGGAATGATGCTAGCCTTCAGATGGAAATCTATAAGCTGAAGGATAAGATCGCTGGTACCGAATATCAACTTGAACTTATCGAAAAGAAGGTTCAAGCTCTGAATAACGATTTGGGTAAGCTGATGATCGCTCTGAATGATATTATGAACTCACTTGAAGGGGATAACAAATGACTCGTGAAGAAATGCTCGAACAACTGCATAAACGTGAATGCCGTGTGATCTTTAAGAAAGCCACTGGCGAAGAGCGTGATATGATCTGCACATTGCAGAAAGACTCTATCCCTGCTGCTACCCAAGCCGATCCGCTTTCCCAAACGAAGGTTCGGTCAATCAATGAAGAAGTTATTCCTGTCTGGGACGTAAAGGCACAAGGCTGGCGTTCGTTCCGCGTCGATAGTGTAATCTCCTTCTCGTGATTGTAATCTGTATAAATAGTCTGAACTACATTGGAGTACAAAATGTGGATTGACCCCATCACTTTAAGCTGGATCATCATTGGCGCCGCATCCTTTGTGGCTATGATGATCGGTTACTCCGTTGGACGTAAAGGCAATGAGTCTATTATCGCAGGTACAATTTCATATCTTTCCGATGAAGGGTTCGTCAAGTCTTATACAGACGAAGAAGGCGAACTCCACCTAGTTAAACTGAATGAGGATATGCCCAATGGCCGCCGTCGTAAGAAGAACACAACCAAAGCGTAAGAAAGCTACCCCACTTCCTCGCAAACCCAGAACTGGTATCTTAGCAGCACCCACCGAGTCGTATCAGTGGTTTGCTGAATACCTCCGTACGGACGTCGAGAAGAAAGAGATTGCTGGGGTAATCCGCAACTACATCAAAGAGAATTATAAAGGGGAAGAACGTACTCTTCTCCTGAATGCTCCTGACTACTACTATACGAGCGAGTATGGTGTAGCTGCTACTATCCAGTGGAAGAGTCTTGGTTATCCATGGCCAGCTCGGTGGGATGGTAATAAGAAGATCCAGTCTTACATCGACCGTACTCGTGCTGCTGCTCTGAAGAAGCTGCTGGACAAGCAAGAGGATAGTGATACACCTAAGATCGCTCAACGTTCTCCGATGGAAGTGGTGAAGGAAAGAACTACTGACTTCATTGCAAACATCGAAGAGGTGTTGGACCTTTTCTACAAAGGCGGGTATGTCGACATCGAGAACTATTCCGTTTATAACGAGATGATCAAGGCAGATCTGAATTCGTTCTCTGCCAAGCACGTTCTGGACTACTATATCCCTCTGCAAAAAGAAGTAGAGGAACTGGTGAACGAAAAGACCATCGATTTGGTCGAAGGTTATCGCCATATGCCAGTTGCTGAACGTCGGAGATATCTTACCCTTGTGCAGAAGATTGTCGATGATACAAAGCGCTATCTGCTCTCAAAGAAAGCAAAGCGTGCTCCATCCAAGCCGAAGGTAAAAACTGCTGATAAGCAGATCACTAAGATCGTCTATGCAAAGGATTCTGCTGAGTTTAAGCTTACATCGATTAACCCCATGCAGATCATCGGTGCTAAGAGGTTGTTTACTTTCAACGTGAAAGAGCGTATAATTACAGAGTACGTTACCCGATCCTCGAAAGGATTCGAGATGAAGGGAACTACTCTACAGCTCTTCGATGAGGAGCAATCCCGATCCATTCGTCTACGTAAGCCAGATGAGTCTCTGACGATCTTCCTTACAAAACCGAAGACACATATCCATAAGCATTGGGATACTCTTACTACGAAGGCAACGAAACCAACTGGACGTATCAACAAGGATACAATTATTTTAAGAGTAATGGATGCATGAATAACTTTTTAACTAAATCTGAATTTTCTAGGATCGTAGAGAAGCACGTTCTTGATCGGAAGATGAGCTACATGGAGGCGGTACTATGTGCTTGTGAAGATCATGGTATTGATCCAGAAGACATAAAGAAATTTGTATCTACTCCTATCCGTGACAAGATCGAAGGTGAAGCCATGAAGCTGAATTTAATCCCTCGAAGTAATGAGCTTTTCTTTTGATGAAAAAGTTCGTAGTCACAGGAACACCTAGAAGTGGTACTACCTTTCTATGTGATCGTATAGCCAAACTTGATAATGTCTACATGAACGAGTCTAGTAACTATGAGCCATTCATATATGGAAGTAACATCTTAGATGAAGCTAAATACCTCTACGATCTAGAGAAAAACCACCCGGACAAGATCGTAGGATTTAAAGCATTCCTCGGAGATTCTTTTTTCTTGCAAGATCATATGAAATCCTACGATCCTATTGTTATTATAAGACGGGATGTGAGTAAGGTTTTTCTAAGCCAATTGATCTTGGGTAAGAAAGGAGCTGATAAAAATTTCAGTAGTAAGAATAGAAAAGGTATTGAGTCTGTAGAATTCAATCGCAGATCACTTCAGTTCAATGCTAAAACACTTCTGAAATGGTATTACTATGGGGAATTGATTCCAGCAAAGGTTAAACTTTATTTCGAAGATATCTTAGAAGGAAAGACCTATCCGGAGCTTGACGAATATTTTGGAAATAAAATTGATTTGAATACGAATTACCAAGAGGCAGACCTTAGTGTCTATCACTCTGACTATACCCCACTAATTAAATTCCTAAGAGATACTGCAATTTCTCTAGGACCAGAAAATTTTCCTGATTATGTAAGGGAAAATCTGCATATATAGTATGTACTTCGGTACACATATATGGTATAATACACTGTTCATACAACGCAATATAAGGAACACAACATGTCTTTTGCAAATCTCAAGCGCAGCCGCAACTCTATCGACAAGCTCGTTCAAGCAGCTCAGTCCGCAGGCGGTGGCGAAAAATCCTCCTACAAAGATGATCGTCAATGGAAGCCAACCGTCGACAAGATGGGTAATGGCTATGCGGTCATTCGTTTCCTTCCTGCAGCTGAAGGTCAGGATCTACCTTGGACTCGTTACTGGGATCACGGCTTCAAAGGCCCAACCGGTAAGTGGTACATCGAACGTTCTCTGACGACTCTTGGTCAGGAAGATCCTGTTGGTAAGCTCAACAGCAAACTCTGGAATATGTCTGATGACGATAAGTCAGAGACTCGTAAGCAAGCACGTGACCAGAAGCGTCGACTGCACTATGTTGCTAACGTTCTGGTTGTCTCAGATCCTGCTAATCCTGACAACGAAGGTAAAGTCTTCTTGTACGAGTTTGGTAAGAAGATCTTCGATAAGGTCATGGATGCTATGCAGCCTCAGTACGCTGATGAAACTCCTATGAACCCATTCGACTTCTGGGCTGGTGCTAACTTTAAGATCAAGATCCGTAAGGTCGATGGCTGGACCAACTATGATAAGTCAGAGTTTGATTCACCTAGCGAACTCTTCGATGGCGATGAAACTAAGCTCGAAGGCATCTATAACTCTCTTCACGATCTGGGTGAATATACCGATCCGAAGAACTTCAAGAGCTATGCAGAGCTTGAGCGTAAGATGAATGAAGTGCTTGGCACGGATAAGGTTCTTACCCCTACTCAAGAATCCCAGCTTGGTAATCAATCACCTCCGCGTAACATGCGTGAAGCTCCTCCACAGAACATCGAAGAGATGGTTTCCGAAGAGGATGAAGATGATAGCCAAGAGGATGTTACGAGTTACTTTGCTCGGCTTGCAAACGGTTAAGGCATCGCCTCGATAAACTGAACATCCATTGAGCTTAGGCCATCGCCTGCACCAATTTGATTGTTCTGTACAGTAGTGCTACCAGCATTATAGGTTGATCCGTATACCACATTATTAGAGGCAGCCCCAGTGGCTGTCTCTTTTTGTAGTTGCTCCATTTCTTTTCTCAACTCTTCGATTCTGGCGGTTGCTCTTTCTCGTCCGCCTTCTTCTCCGCCATAGAAGACATTTTCTCCTGAAAGTGACCTTTCAATATCAGATTCGTTTCTAAGAATCTCTGCTTGTTTTTCTTCTATCTCAGATCTTTTTCTAGCAGCCTCGAGCTCAGGGCCAACAGCACCAATCGCCTTTAGTATCCAGTATCCGCCAGGTAATGATGCAATTGTCTCTAGAGTAAATTTCTTTAATTCTTCCGCTGATGGGATAAGGTCCATAATCATAGACGGTATACTCTTGATCCAGTTCCATACTGGATCTACCATCTCGCCGATGTTTAGCTCTTTTAGATATTTCCCGACGTTTTCGAATCCTAACTTCTCTAGTATCCAACCAGGTAGATCTAGGAAGAGTAGATCGATAGCGTTTACAATACCTTCAATAACCCCTACTACACCACCTTCTAGACCTTCTAATAGTCTTTGTCCGAATCCTCTCTCATCGATCACATTACCGGCTTCATCGGTTTGAAGTTTAAATGCATCGACAAACCCGGAAAAGAAATCTAGTAAAGATAAGAATCCTTGAATGAGTGGTCCACCAAGAATCCTTGTAACAAACCCGATAGGCTTTGTAATAAAACCAAACCAGTCGGTTAATTTACTAAAGAATCCTAGGAGACCTGTTCCATTCTCTGCAACACCAAATGCAGCTTTAATTGGATCTAGGAATGGCTTTAGGTCGAGAGAAAATTCTACGCTCTTAAACCATTCCGATATACTACCAAAGAAAGTGCTTACCCGGTTAATAGCAGTGGTAACCCCTTCTGGAACTTTAATGTTATCGACAAACCCCGTACCAAGTGTTTCAATACTATTAAAATATGATCTTATACCTTCTAAGAATACAGTAACACCTGGTGGGAGAGTAATTTTAAAGTCAGAGATTAACCTTCCTGCATCATCAATGAATTCCATCATTGGTAAGCGTATTTTGTAATCAATAAAATCAGAAATGATCTTACCTGTATCATCGATGAATTGTATACGAGGTAAACTAAGTTGAATATCGGGTAGTCGTATATTCTTAAGTTCATCAGCAAAGCGAATAAGATTGCTAAAACCAGAACTTAAACTATCGAAGAAGGTCACGATAGGGCGAAGTAATACATCTGGACGTAGTGCTCTTAGATAAGCATCGAAATCAGTTATCCAAGTGCCTAGAGCAAGCGCTATAGGGGTTAACATAGGTAGACCGAGAGAAGATGTGTCTTCCTTGTTTTGTTGTATAGCAGAAGCTACTGCTGATCCACCTGTACTACGTCTGGATTCTCTTGAAGCCTCGAGTAAATCCCCAGCTTTAGATTTCTCCGATTTAAAGTAATCCTTAAAAAGCTTCGATAAGTCGTCAACCGACTTTTTCGTATCCTCCTGGTTAGCATTACCTTCTCGGAGGGATTGTACTACGTCTTCTAAGGTTACCGTGGCCATTTACGACTACTTTCTTTGTTGTTCTTCTTTTTTCTTCTTTAAGTATTCGATCAATAACGTCACGTAAACTTCTCTCTCCCAAGGAATCATCTCGTTTATTTCCGTAAGGCTATAGTGATTATGTTCTACCAGCTGGAAATTCGTTTCATAATGATTTACTAAAGAATCATGAGAGAGACATATTAAAAAAAATCTTGAATACCTTCTAATGTATAATGATTTTCATGGTTACAGTGATTACAATGGAATCCTATATCATGCTTCATTCTCGGCATAGACTGGATAAAAGTCTTAATCTTATCGAACTGAGAAGTGGTAAGACTATCGAGGAATGCCTGAATCTCTTCCTTTGAATGTTCTGCAAAAGGAATTTGTTCTTCCTCAGTCAGCACAGTGTCTAGACACTTCATTACCATATTAAACGTCTGACCTGTAATGCCTTCGTCAGTATCAACATCCATTAGGGATTTATAGTTTGGCCATTTTAGTTTCAGACTGATCTGATCATTAATTTTTACTACAGGGTTTACCTCAGGAACATCTACTTTGATACTATCAATCTCGATAGTCACATCATTCTGATGATTACACTCTTTACACTTTAGCCCTACAGTTGAGGTTTCACCTACAGACTTAGATCGGATCTGGGTAAACATATATTCTACATCAAAGATTTTTAGTTTATCAAGATTAATCGGCTCTACTACACAAGCCCCAATTGTGTCTACAATCGATTTAATTGCCTGTTTAGAATCCTTAGATTCAAGAGCTAACATTAATACTTTTTCTTCTTTTACTAGATAAGGTCTAAATCTTACCTTTTCCTTAGTAGAAGGTATAACCAAATCATACTTAGGGGTATCATTTAACTTAGGTAGTGCCATTTCAATCGTCCTTATAATTTAGAATATTTTATTCAGAATTTCTTCAGCTTTGTTCTCTAAGAAGCTTTCTAGCTTATATAGCGGATTAACAGTGGATTCCCAATTTCTGTAGGAAAGTTGTACGGTTAATTCGATTACATCATCACCTCTTGCATTTCCCAGTTCAATCGCATTCATAGTGGTAGGGAATGCATTTCTTAATACACATTCATAAACAATCTGATTACCGCCTAAAAAGGATACGTCTAAACTTCCTTGAGCGAGGTTAATCGGTCCTAGACTCGGTAGCTTCTTCGCTATAAGACTTGGTATAAAAGGTATATCGATGGGGGTTTGGTATATCGGTAGATCGAAGCCTTTAGTCAGCTGCTGGATTCTTATATCAAAGGCATAGTCCTTTAAATATCCTACTTCCAGTGAAGACTGATTAATACAAAGATTCTGCCAGCGCTCGAAGTATGTTCGAATACCATAATCATTCAAGAGTAAGAATGTAAGAGAAACATCATCATAGGCTTGGTCATAAGCAACCTTCTGATTAATTAGACCGATCTTCTTCTCCTGAGTCATAATCTGACGGCCAGGAATATTCACTGAGCTACAAAGAAGATTCACCTCTTCGGAAGTAGCACCCGCAATTGCAGGGAAGAATACCCTATAGACATTCCCACGGGCGATGCCGTACTTTCTCGATACTAGCGATTTCAGTTTATCGATCGAATCAGCCATTTATTTTCCTTCTAGAATCTCTATAGATCTGAGTCTTTGTAGCTTTTTGGAAATCAGCTGTTGGTAGAAATGTAGCAATTTCCCATTCTGGGGATTCAACCATTGCAAACCTTGATCTTACCTGTGAATTCAAATAATGCTTTATACAGGGTTTAAAATATTTCATCTTACCTGCTCTTTGTAGCATATTATAGGTCACGTTAAATTTCGTGGTCTCGTTATAGATTTTATTATTCGTTACATCTAGAAGAGAATCTAAGAACTTTGCTCTTAAAACTGGCGGAAGGTAGTGTAGGTTTAACCCTAGGAATCCACCTTCCGCCGGACCAATTACAATCACTAAAGGGAAAGTGTCATAATAAGGCAAAGTATCTTTATGTTTTGGGTCATAATAAAACATGTACATGTTTCCTATGACTCCCCTATTCTTTAACTGAATAGGTTCTTCTTTCATTAATTGACTACGATTAATATTTTTTAACTGCGCAGATTTCAGTCTGAACCATTCGCGAGATTCGCGGGTTCGAAGGGTTAAACCCTTACGGAAAGCTTCGATTTCGAGTGTATAGAATAAATTTGACATGCTACTATTTATGTTGATTTCTTAGGCTTTTTGTAAGGCTTTAATTGTTTTGTGGATTTTGGCTTAATCCCCATTTGTTCTAGTGTATCTTCTGTCCAGATTTGAAATCCCCATCCATTGTCCGCCGCAAACTTCTGTGCTGCAGCCCATTTGTTCATATTCTTTACGTAGGTCAGGCCTTCATTAATGTACTGCTTTGTTTTTCTACCAGCAAATGTAGGCGGGGCAGTTTCTTTCTTCGGCTTAATCTCCACAAGAACAGTAGTGTTGTTCGAGAAAGTTATTTTTAGATCCATAAAATAGCGGTGGTACTTCTTATCTACCTCGTAGAAATATGGTATAACAACCTCTTCACTTGACCAACTCTTTACTTCACTATTTTCATCGCACCATTTAAAGCAATACTTTTCCCAAAGCGATCTATACACCACATTGGTGAAATCGCCTTTATATTTACTTGCGTTTTTAACGCGGTATTTCCCAGAATAAGCCATAAAATTCCATATAAATAATGCTAGATTCCATTATTTATAAGGAAACCACATGAAGGGTTTTTTCACATACCCCTTAGAGAATCAAGATGATTATAAGGGGAAGATGATATTTCAAGTGGTAAATGAAGCCGCTGAAAGAAATATCCAGATTGATTATGGAGGATTTGCTGGTTCTGTCATATCGGCCGCTGCGGAAACGGTGGCCACTGTAGCTGAAGCCGGTTTGACTGCTATCGGTACAGGCATCGCACAAGCTACTGGTATTGGTTCCACGCCTGGATCTTTTGCTTTTAATAGAACCGGTAATGAATATAAAGGGGCCAGTAAAGAGCTTACTGCTCTTACCGATAGGAAGGTGACCCTTTATCTCCCACAAGCGATTCAGATCCAAGATGCTGCAACATATGATAACAACGTAGAGCTTGGTGCTATCGGTGGTGGCATTATGAATGCTGCTGAAAATAATAGAAACAATTTCAATATTGGTAATGCAATCTCCAGCGCAACTACGAGTATTAACAATACTATAAAAGCTCTTTCAAGAGGCGACGTAACTGCTATTTCCCAAGAACAAGCATCTATTGCTTCTCAGATGCTTCTGAAGAATGCTGGTGCAACTGGAGCATCTGCAGGTCTTGCTCTCGGAGCTATTACTGGGGTAACAGCTAACCCGAATCTTAGAACTCTATTTAGATCTGTCCCTATTCGTAACTTTTCTTTTACCTTTACACTAATGCCATCGAGTCAGAGAGAAGCCGAACAGATTAGATCGATCGTTCAGTTCTTTAGAGAAGAACTATATCCTGAAGCATTATCTGTCGGCGGGATCGATTATGGATATAAATTCCCAAATCGAATGTTAATAAAAATGATCTATAAAGATAGAGAAATACCAGGTATTAAATTCTTACCTGTGTATCTCCAAAACTTTAATGCTGTCTATAACCCAAATGGTATGGGAATGCACAAAGACGGTAATTGGTCGGAAGTACAGATTACAATGACATTCACCGAGACTAAGCCACTTGCAAAACAAGATATCGAAAGAGGCTACTAATGTCTAAATTCTTCAATAATTTTCCGCTGCTTGCTTATAATTTCGGTGATGAAAATAAGCCTTCTATTTTCCAAAACATCTCTGCCTATATTTCAATCATAGACGAGATAAAAGACGAAGTCTCTGCTTACAATACGATTTTCATTGATGACGACGAAAGACCAGATACATTATCATATAAGTTATATAATGACGAAAGCTATTACTGGACTTTCTTCTACTTGAATGAGGATATCCGTGAAAGCGGATGGCCGATGAATGAATTAGAGATTTACGATAAAGCCAAATTATACTATCCAAACTACACAGTTACCACAAGAGCACCAATATATGATATCTTCTTAGAAGGTGATACCGTTCTCGGTTTATCCTCTGGTACAACTGGTGTGGTAGTAAAAAGATATCTAGATCTGGGTCAAATTGTTATTGCAAAAGATACGACCACTAGAGAATTCAGACAGACTGAATTGATTCGTGCAAATAATAATATTGCAGATCAGGTTGCTTTAACTAGCTCTGTGGTACAATACAACTCAGTACACCACTATGAAAACTCCTCGAAGATCTGGACAGATATTGACCCATTTAACCCAAACCTTTCTGGTCTTACCCCTATAACATACCTCGATCGAATCCTTGCTAAGAATACCGAATTAAGAGAAATAAAAGTCTTTACAACAGAAACCATTACTCAGATCCAATCCGAGTTTAATAAGCTTCTCCTGAGAGGAACCTAATGAAGCCATATCAGTCTTCTACCGATTATATTATAAAGTCTGTGGAGGTAACAGGGGACAATGGTGTAGTAATTAATTGCGCCAACCTTATCGCACAGTTAGAGATTTTCGAGAATCTAGAAAGACCATTCCTCACTGGCAAGATGATGATGCGGGATGATATAAATTTCTTCGATGGCATTTACTTTAATGGAACCGAAAGATGTAAGATTCTTTTAGAGCAGCCAATATCGAATGGTGTTTCAGTTGAGTTAAATTTTATCCTTCGTAAGGTGGATGCTGTAAGAAAAACGAACGATCAAACAGAAGTAATGAGTATATCACTACTTGAGGAGAATGCGTTTAACTCTCAGTTAAGAAAGATTTCTAAATCTTTCAGTGGTTCACCTGATGAGATAATAGAAAAGCTTATGACCGAAATAGGTCAGTCAGTTGATATGCCAGCTATCAAGCCAGCTCAGTCCGGGTCTATCAAATATCTTGTCCCATATCTTACTGCATTCCAAGCAGCAGATACAATAAAGAATAGAACAAGTACCGAGAACGGATTACCATATTTTCTATTTAAAACGATGAGTAATAAGAATATCCAATTTAAGTCATTAGAAGAGATGATAACTACCCCGCCGTGGAATCAGAACAAGCCATATCGATATTCGAAAGCTTTCGCCGCTCAGTCATTAAATTTGACCCAGGAAGAAGCTTCCTATATTGTAGAGCAGTTCTCCTATGCGGCAAAAGATGATACCATGACCTTAATAGAAGCAGGCTCTGTATCAGCGGTTGTGGATATGATCGATGTTACGAGTGGTGTAAAAGAAAGATTCAGTTATAATGCTGAAGAGATGTTTCAGAAGCTATATGACGCGAACGTATTAGAAGCAGGTTATAATCCGGTCATTTCTTCTAGCTATGCGAATGGTGATTTAAATCTAGTCAATGCGCCAGCTAAGAATATCAGTAGAATTGTTATGAATTCTACATATAGTGATTATAAGAATCTATCCCAAGAAGAAACTGCTGGGCAATTTAAATTAGATTTTATGAGAAGAGCTTTTAAAAATCTACTCTTTAAAAATTCTATTACAATAAGAGTCCCGGGTGTTCACTACCTACAGGGAGTGAATAGAAGTATTGGCACACAGATCGAATTCTATTATCCTAATAACAATGCTGCAGCTCTTGAAGGTTTAGGTTCTGACCGGGATCTGAAGGATCGTAAGCGCTCTGGTAAATACGTAATATATAGCGCAAGGCATTTATTCGTTGCAAATAAACATACTGTTGATCTTACAGCAGTTAAGTTAGGGAATGAAAAGTAATGGATATTATTAGTAATGAATTCTACGGTGATACTACCAGATGGTTTATTGGGGTAGTAGAAGAAGTAGGAAATGACGAACCGAGATTAGGTAGGGTCCGTGTACGAATATATGGTGTACACAGTGGAAGAGGCGACATACCTACCGAGGACCTTCCTTATGCACACACCGTTATTCCGACAACTGAGCCTGGTGTTTCTGGCTTAGGTAGAAATCCTTATCTAGTTCCTGGCGCTACGGTTTTTGGTATTTTTCTAGATGGTAAACTTTCCCAATTGCCTTTAGTAATTGGCTCTATACCTACAATGCAAACCCCATCCATTAATCAAATTAATGGTCAATCACAAGACGAACTCTTTAATACCGTTACAAAGGGTAGTCAGGGATTTGATATACCGGGAGTACCTGGTTCGGGCACGGGCGGGCGTACGGGAATTAAGAGTGCTCTTGTAGAAGGATTAGACAGCTATAACTATGATCCAGATGCACCAGCTGGGAGAAACGTACAACTTTCCTGGGAATATTTAGTTGGACTAAACAAATATACTCCGGTGGCCGTTGCTGGTCTTATTGGAAACTTCTTAGCTGAATCTGGAAGTGGTAGCCCGATCGATTTAAATATTACTGCACTTGGTGATGTTGGACTAAAATCAGCAGGTGATCTATCTTTTGGTATTGCACAATGGTATAACGGAACCGATCGATACAATAATCTGGAAAAATTTGCTGCAAGGAGAGGTAGATCAAAGGAAGATCTGTTCACGCAACTTGCATTCGTTGACTATGAATTATCTACTGTTCCCTTCTTCAGAGGTGCGGAGTTAAACAATATCCCTACCCCAACCTTAGCAGCTATACATGTAAGAAGATATTACGAAATTCCTGCTTGGGACGGCAATAAGATTAGTCCAGTAGATGGTAAACGTATGAGACTTGGAGAAGCAAAAGCAATTAACTATGCAAAGATGGTGTATAATCACTTTACCCGTAAGACTAAAGAGAGTGCTACAGTATGACAACTATCTCGACTGAAGAGTTATCTAGACAATTAAATATTCTGAATAAGGTTACCAGTTCCTTTGAGGCAAACTCTGCAATATTAAATGTTGCGGAAGGATTTAAAAGTGCTGGACAAATGTCTCTAGGTGGTATATCAGATACTATTCCAAATCTTACAGACCAAGTAAAGAATGGTATTCCTTCCGAACTATCTTCTCAGTTAACGGAAACCCTTGGCGGATTACCACAACTCAATTCACTTTTTGCCGGCAATTCCCCAGTCTTAGCTGAGCTTGGTAAATTAAAAATGCTAGAGAATTTTGGTCCGCCAAAAGGTGGGGTTCAGGCTCTTATGAAGTCTGCTGATGATCCAATCGATGAGCTCGATGCGAATTTTAGACCTGTATTAGCTAAAGTTGATGAATCTATGTCAGATCTAATACCAGATTTGAAGACAGAAATTTCTGGAGCTGATCTTGCAAATATGGATAAGATATTTTCGAATGAGAATATTACCATATCTTCGATATATGATAAAGGCACACCAATGTTAGAGAATAATTCTGCAGTTACAAAAGATGTATATTCTGATGGATCTGTAGAAGCAATCGGGGGTGAACTGAAAAGAATCACCGGAAAAGATTTCAAACAATTAAACCCGGTCTTGGATAAATTAGGCCCAGTAGATTCTACACAGCCAATCGAAGAAATATTAGAGAAGAAAGAATCTAAACAATTCCAGAACCTGATGAAGACTAGCATTACGAAGCTTGAAACTGATTTAAATAAATCTCTATCCCAACTAACAAGTGGTGGATCCGTAAAAGGGGTTGCTGAAAATCTTACAAATAACATTGCGACCACTCTTCGTGGGCTTGGTATACCTGGTGCTGATTCGTCCCAGATTAAGAACCTTATACTTGCCGGGAAAACCGAAGAAGCAATCAATGAGATTCTCAAGAAAATACCAGTTCCTGATAGTATCGAGCAGCTACTTGGTACTGTGATAATTACGGACAGATTCTCATATTATTATATAGTACAAGAAGGGAAGCGTCTGGCAAGCACACCAGAACAGATTGCGGATGTAAACGAATTCGAAAGAAAAGGTGAAGCGGTTATAAATGCTATCACTCCTGAATTAGGTAAGCTTTCTGGCACCGTGACCACTGCTACTAACCAAACCCCTTCGAATCCCAATCCGGTTAAGAATTCGAATAAATTCCAAACTGCGCAAACATTAAATTCTGAAGAAGAGATTGTAAAGCTTCTCCAAGCTGTAAACAGAGAAATTACTTCAATTAAAATTATTCCAGGAAAACTCGGTTCTTCTTGGTCTTCTGCCACAGCAAGTGAATACGCTGAAGCGGTGTTCAGTACATATCAAGGGACTTTATCAGGTCTTGAGAATGATGGTCCAGCGCATTTCTTTGTAAGATCTGATGGTACCATTGAGACTATGAGAGATTTAAACAAACCGGCAATCCAGTCTGGAGACATTACTGGAAACGAATACCTAGTTGAGATAATCTATAATAATGCCGGCGGTAAAACTACTATTTCACAAAATGCTTCTCTGAAAAAGATAGTCGGTGCTTTTTACAAATATGTTCCTGTCGGTGAAGTTTATACAAGTTCAAATAATTCATTTGATGCGACCCAATGGATTAAAACGAATTTTAATAAAACCAATGTACAAGATCCTACCCAAAGTCAAAAATATCTAAGTAAAGAAGAGTTAATTCAATTTAAGAATGAAACCTCTGAAAATACAAATAGAGAAATTAAGGATAACAATTAATGATTGAAGATCTTGATCCCCCAGTAAATCCACCGAGTATACCAAGTGGAGGTTACGATGATCCTAGAGGTGAATACCCACACCGAAAATACTGGAATTCCCCATCGCTGAATAAAGAAGTAACCGGGGAAGAAAAAACCTCCGTTGAGGTCGGTGGTGGGGATGTTGGTATTGATGCATTCGGGGAGATTGATGACGAAATCCCATCAGAATATGGTAGGATACAAGTCCAGGAAACACCAGGTGGTCATAAGATCATTATGGATGATACACCAGGCGGGGAAAGATTAATACTTAAACATAGAACTGGTGCAGGTATTTCTATGGCTGCAAATGGTTCTGTGAATATACGATCTACTAATAATATGGTAATATCGATTGATGCAAATGGTGGTATTATCGTAGAAGGTAATTTAAATATCTCCTCGAAGAATCTAAAGGTCGATGTTACAGGCGACTTGGATTTAAATATTACTGGGGATTGGAATACAACAGTTGCTGGTAATAAGAACGAAACTGTCTACGGTCACCATAGAACAAGCGTAAGTGGTAATATGAGTGAAACCGTGTCTGGTAGTAAATCAGAGACAGTGGTTCAATCTCAGACGAATACTATCCTTGGAACATGCACCGATGTTGTAAAAGGCGATAGAAGAAATACTACAGGCGGTAACCTATTCCAATCTACTGGTGGTAATTTCAAAGGATCTGCGCAAGGTGAATACACTGTGGCAGCTCCTAGCATGAATATGTCAGCAGCTGATATGACAATCATTGGTGCTGGTGGAACTATCGGTGGCGAGAATATTATTATGTACAACTATAACATGTATGCTGGCCATAGTGTATATGCTGGTGATACGGTTAATACTAGAACCTTAAATTCCACAAGAGTGAATACAACATCTGCCCACGGTTACTTTATCGGTGATCTAAATGGCTGTGCAAAGCAAGCCGATGACCCTGGAACATTTAGTGCTGGAACAACTGCAGCTAATATCGCAGATGATACAAGAGCTAGCTATAAGCCAGACGCTGATTTAATGGGTAAGATTCTTTCGTATAGTACTCGTGGTATCAATGAAGTGTCGATTGATGCTGGAGATTATATTAAGAATAAGATAGACCGTACTGCAGTCATGGGTGGCATTGCAAATCGTAAGCTAACCCCAGAAGAAGCTCGAATGAAGCTAAAAGATAATATTAACTCCTCTAACGAAGACTTTATAGCTTCATTAGTGGCCGATGGATCTGTAAGTGAAACTTATTTCTCTAGCAAAGTACCTCCAGCAGTAGGAAGATCTTACTCAGGTTCGGGGTCAGTATCGTTTGCTCCTACGGGCGATTATGACTATGCATCTTCATCTGGCGCAAACAAATATATCACTGGTACTCGGGATTTTCTAGGATTCAGTCCAGACCCACAGTACAATCCACAGGATGCAGATCCAAGAAAAGGCCCATTATCAATCGATGGTAAAACATTAGTTGGTAACGGTATACCAATCTCAACCTTCTTAGGTTCAAAGGGCGGATCAACAAATCTTGCTCATTTAGTTACTCTAGAAGAAAGACAAGCACTGGCAAGACAGTTACTTCTGCAAGCCGAAGTTCTTAAGATTGCTAAACAGAACCAGCATCAATTTAGAAGATTCAGAGCTGTTGTTGCAGAAGGTGTTTATAAAAAAGCTTCGGGTGAAACATTAGAATCTGAATCAGTAACTGCTTTAGCCCAAACTGGTAGAGCGATTACTTACGAATTATACGATGCGAATAACAAATCCTATAATGAAGTAACCTACGAATTTGCAGAATATCTTGCAGAATATCTAACAGGTTATGATAAGATTATACTTTCATATGATACACTGGACCCAAGAAGCAGTTCAATGCAAAGTCAAGTAACAGTGATTATGCCAGAGGTAGATCAATACTTTAAGATTGTAGGAAAGTCTAAACCAGACTTCGGTCTAAAAACAATATACAACGGTAAGAGCCTATCTGAAACTGATCTGGTAGAAGTAGATCCGTATGGTAACGTAGTTGACGAAGACCAGTTAGCAACCGCTCAGGAAGCTGCTGGTATTGTTGAGTATCAGCTCGGTAGTATTCGAAACAAGAAAGTTAAACCGGCTCTTGAAATAATCCTAGCTTCAGCCGCAAGAAGAGCAAAGATTGATAAAGTAGTGATCACTTCTGGACTGCAACCCGGCTACTCCGGTCGTAGAACTGGTAGTACAAGACACGACACCGGCTTGGCAGCAGATCTATATCTCATCTCAAATGGATCTGTAGTAACATTAGACACTACTCGTGGTAGAGAAATCATCTCTAGCTTTGTAAGAGAAGCTGTAAATCTTGGTGTAAGAGGTGGTGGAATGAGCTCAGGATATATGGGTAATAGAGTGATGCACCTTGACCTACTTGGACAAGATGCCGGCGGTGGAAGATATAATCCTGATGTTAAGGTTGTTTGGAAGAGTGATTCTTGGTTTAGCTCAGCTTTTTATGCTTAATCCCTAATAATTAATATAAATAAAAGAAAAAGAGATTTTAATGGCAAGAGCTTTTTCGCTAGAGGATAAGAATCTTAATACTTCCTCTATTACCACATCTAGAAATAGACTCTATAAAGATGTAGATCTGACCTTAGCTATTAAGGGTAATGGAGACGTATATAAGAAATTAGATGCGGCGGCGGTAAAACAGTCTATTCGAAATCTCATTTTAACTAATCATGGTGATAAGCCATTCCGTTATAATTATGGTGGTAATCTTAGGGATTTACTTTTTGATCTAGCGGATGAGGAAACAGAGTTTGATATAGAATCAGCTATTATATCTACAATACAAAGATTTGAGCCAAGAGCACAAATTATAAATGTAAATGCGAAATCAGATCCAGATAATAATTCTGTGGCAGTCACAATTGTTTTTAATATAGTAAATACAAAAGAAAAAGTTACCTTTACTACAATCCTTGCGAGGCTCAGATAAATGGCTACAACTATTAAATCAACAGCTCTTGATTTTGATAACATCAAAGAAGCCTTAAAAGATTATTTTAAATCCACAGATGAATTTGCTGATTACGATTTTGCGGCATCTGGATTAAATAACCTGATGGACGTTTTAGCTTATAACACCCATCTAAATGGATTAATAGCAAACTTTACCCTCAACGAATCTTTCCTGGGCACTGCTCAATTAAGATCATCACTTGTATCACTCGCTACAGGTATTGGGTATATCCCAGATACTAAAACAGCTTCTCGCGCGATCATCCGCGTGCGTGCGAACTTATCAGCTGTTACCTCTCGACCTTCAGTTATTTCTTTACCGAAGTATACTAGATTCACAGCTACTTTAGATGATGTATCCTATACATTCCAGACAATCGAAAACTATGATGCAGAAGATAATGGTTCAGGTATCTATTACTTTAAGACTGATACAGGCAGTGAAGAAATTCCTATCTACGAAGGATCTGTAAGAACAAAGACCTTCTTGGTTGGCGAATACAGTGAAAATGACGTTTATATTATACCTGACGTAAACCTTGATGCTGATACAGTAGAAGTAAACGTTTACGAATCCCCGTCAGCTAGTGAATTTACAGCCTATCAGAATATTATTGATACGGTTTCTGTAAATGAAAATTCTACACTTTATATTCTAAAAGAATCTCCGAATGGTTTCTACCAACTTTCTTTTGGTGCAAATGATATCCTCGGACGGGCGCCGCGCGCGGGAAATGCTATTCAGGTGAAATACCTTTCAACGAAAGGTGCTGTAGCTGATGGTATTACTTTATTCACTCCACAGGATACAATAGTAGTAGACGGTTCTAATCGTAGCCTTCTTATCTCTACTATATCACCTTCAGCAGGTGGTGATGAGAAAGAAACAATAGAATCTATTCGTCGTAATGCACCATTCCAATATGCTACCCAGAATAGAATGGTTACCCCAGAAGATTATACATCGATTATACTTCGTAACTTCTCTACTCTAATAAAAGATATAAAATCCTGGGGTGGAGAAGATAATCCCAAGCCGAAATTTGGCACAGTTTTTTCTTCCATTCTTTTTAAGGATGATGTTTCTACGGCACAAATACAATCCGTAAAAAACCAGATAGCTGATCTAGTTGATCAACTTGCTATTGTTTCATTTAATGTGGAATTTGCAGATCCAGTAGAAACATTCGTAGAAACTTCGGTATTCTTCCAGGTTAACCCTAGACTTACTCCTCTTTCTTTAAACACAATTAAAACAGAAGTAAGATCTGTTATTTCGAATTATTTTGATAACACCATTGGTAATTTCGATCAATCATTCAGAAGATCGAATCTTTTAACTCTGGTTGACGATGTTAGCCCAGCTGTTCTATCTTCTCGTGCTGATGTGAAAATACAGCAAAGAATAACCCCAGTACTGAATTCTAGAAATACTTTTACATTAACCTTCCCAGCTGATCTTCGAGCACCTGATGACGAATTACCAGTAATTACCAGTAGCACATTTGTTGTTAATAATACACCATCTATCATTCGTAATAAACTTTCTAGCACTATTTTACAGGTAGTTGCTGTTGGTACAAATGAGATTGTAGTTGATAATATAGGCTCATACGATCCGATTGCTAAATCTGTTCAGATTGTTTCTTTAAAACCAAGCGGTATTTCCGGGGCGGCAAATTATATTAAAATCTCTGCAGTTCCGGCAAACCAGTCTTTTGTTACTCCTACTTTAAATGATATCCTAAAATATGATGCCGAAGCTTCTTCAGTACAACCAGTAATTACAACGGCGATTAGCTAATGGATAAGACGTTAAAGGATAGAAACAGACGAGAACTTGTATTCTCCAGGGATTACGTAGAGAGAGTTCTTCCTACGTATTTTGCGGAAGATTATCCTCAGTTTATTCAGTTTCTAAAAACTTATTATGAGTATTTAGATCAGGATGGTAATTTTGGCGATATCCTAAAAAATCTCGAGACCACTCGTGATATCGGTCAAACAAAGAAATCGAATCTAACCTTTATTGAGGATGAGCTTCTCCTTGGTCAAAACTATCTGGAAGGAATTCTTGACACCAGAACCGGTGCAGAACTTTCAAATAATTATTATAGAACAAAGGGAACTAAGTATTCTATTCAAAGATTCTTTAGAGCTTTCTTTGGAACAGATCCAGAAGTTATTTACGGTAAGAATTTTGTTTTTAATGTAGGCGAATCTCAGATCGGTCCAAACTCACAGAAATATATCATTGACGATAAGGTGTATCAATTCTGGGGTTTATTAATTAAGACTGATAGAGCTAGAAAAGAATGGATAGACCTTTATAAACTATTTGCTCATCCTGGTGGTATGTACGTCGGCTCTCAGGTTCAAGTTGTTTCAGTTAACGAAGACGCTAGCTTTGATACTATGCCTATCGCAATACCGCCAGCTTCTTCTATCCCAGTGTATACCTCTATTGCATATGCCCAATTCTCCCCACTCGGAGAATACTCTGGCCTTATCGCTTCAGAAGTCGATTCTTCAGGCTTCATGCGTATCGACCTCGATAGATATCGCGTTGGAGACTTTGTTGATACTACCCCAACAGATACATATGGCACTGTCCAATATCTTGATACACACTATCAGAATATTAGAGACTTGATAAAAGAAACCTCTCCACGTATGGACGAAGATTCAGGTGAAAGTGCAGGGGATCTATCAGCTATGAAGATTAGTAATAATCAAATCAGAATGGACGTGGATGCATTTGATTATTATGCGGATTCCTCTTATTAATTATGTATAAATACAACTATTAAGGATAGGGACAGATATGTCAAGACAACATATTAACGTTGGCACTAATGCGAATGATGGAACCGGTGATACACTCAGAACCACCGGTCAGAAGATCAACTCTAACTTCGTTGAGCTATACAGAGTGCTCGGCGGGGATTCAGATCTTTTATCCAGCACTGTTCTTCTTGGTCCGAACCAGATTACATTCGAAGGTCTTTCATTTAATAACTTTGAAACAGTATTAACTACAATTGAACCTACCAAAGATAATCTTATCACTTTTCCCGATTCAACTGGTGAGGTTATTTTAACTACAGCTGACCAAGAGCTTTATAATAAGCATCTTTATAATACAAAGATTGATGGAAATTTAAGATTACACGGGGTATCTGGTACTGGATATTACCTAATTAAATATAAAGGTGTAGTTGATTCTGATTCTGATCTTAATGTTAATATCCCGAATCTATTAGACAGCGATACTTTAGTATTTCAAAAACATACCCAAACCCTTACAAATAAAACCCTGACATCCCCTACCATCAATAACCCTAGAATCGGAACAACAGTTCTTGATATAGCAGGGAATACTATATTAGCTTTACCTACTACTGCATCAGCTGTGAATCACATTGAAATATCTGCTGCTACTACCGGTAATAAACCGACTATTAATACACTTGGAACAGATACGAATATTGATCTAATGATCTCAGCAAAGGGAACGGGCGTAATCGAATTAGACGATCCTCTCCGTCTTGCACGTAGTAATTATTCAACTAACTCTACCATTTCGTTACAGGATAATATCGCACTGTTCAGTGGAACTTCTGGAACAAATACTTTCAAACTTCCGAGAGGAACTGGAAGAAACAACGTTCCGATGCTCTTTGTGAATGCCGGCGGTTCTGTTGCAACTGTGAGTGTAGATTCTAACGGTTCTGGAACTACCTGGTTTGGTCATACAGGATACAAAAATTTTACACTGAGAGCAAAAGCCTCTATCATGGGCATCTACAGTACTGAAACTTCAGGTGGGGCTACTGAAGGTTGGTATTTAATTGGACTGGACTCTGCTCGTGGTCTAGGTAATAGAGTCATTCTATCTTAAGGAAAATATAAATGGTTGCTATAATCACAGACGCAATTAAAAGACAGTTTATTCAAGAAATTTATGATGATCTATCAGACTCTGCAGCGTCTAGATATTATGTAGCCGTTGCTAAATCTGAAGATTGGAACGACTCTGATATACCAGTCAATCCTGCAAATACCGATAGAGAAGCCAGAAACTTCAGACTTGGTATGCAGGCTATAAAGCGTATTACCGATTACTCATTTACAGTTCCTAGATATAACTGGTCTTTCGGTACTACCTATTCAGCATATAACGATAATACTTCAGGATATCCTACTATCCCATATTACGTTTTAACCGAAGATAATGCTGTTTATATCTGTCTAAAGCAGGCAAAAACAGATGGTGGTATTGCTCAACCTTCTACGACTAAACCAACAGGAACCTTAACAAGAGAATATACAGCAGCTGATGGTTATGTCTGGAAATTCCTTTATACCATTGGTACATTATCAGCTACAAAATTTCTAACTGCTAACTATATGCCAGTTCAGAAAATCCTTACAACTGACTCTGACTCATTAGCGGTAGAGATTGAACAGAAAACTATACAAGATGCTGCGATTCCAGGTCAGGTAATTGGACTTCGAATCGTGAATGGGGGCGCTGGTTACGATGATGCACCTGTTCCTACTATTACTATTGTTGGAAATGGTACTGCTGCTCAGGGCTTAACTTGGGTTACTGGTGGGGTAATTACTAAAGTAGAAATGGATGAATCAGACGGCGAGATAATTGCTGGATCTGGATATAGTTGGGCTGAAGCTGTTATATCAGGTGGATCACCTACCACTGCTGCTAGTGTATTACCTATCCTCAGTCCAAAGAATGGATTTGGTGCAGATCCACGTATTGACCTAAAAGCAACCGCAATTATGTTTAACGTTATTCCTGATAGTGATGAGAACGGTGAATGGGTTATCGGTAACTCATTCCGTCAACTTGGCATTCTTAAAAATCCTAAAGTAGGTGATATAAGCAGCGATTCAGACTATATTGCTGCTGCGGGTAATACCTTAAGAGGTTTACAATTTGCTTCAGTCTCGACTGCATTTACAGTAGGTTCTACAATCCAAGGCGCAACGTCTTCTGCAAAGGCACTGGTAGATAAAATCAGCGGAACAGGAAGTAGCACTATAATCTACTATCACCAATCAGAAGCTACTGGCTTTACCCAATTCCAAGAAGCAGAAGCTATTACAGAACTAAACGGTCTACCTGGAAGTGGTATTCTAAAAGCTGGTGCTTTTGATGCTGATTCTAGGGCTTATGACTATCCATCTGCAGATCCTTTCTCTGGTGAATTACTCTATATAGATAACAGAGCAAAGATTGATCGCGATGAAGGTCAAGCAGAAGACATTAAAATAATCATTCAGTTATAAGGACTAAAAATGGTAAGTCAGGTAATTAAAGACAGTTTCCTAAACATCTATAAGGATGATTATAGGGACAGTGACAACTATTATAAAATCCTATTTAATAATGGTAGAGCGCTGCAACAGCGAGAACTTAACCAGATGCAGACTATTCTCAATAAGGATATAAAATCCTTTGCTGGATATATTCTCGATCCTGGTGCTGCTACAGAAGGCGGTGCGATTGCTGTACTAAAAGTTCCATTTATTAGATTAAATCTAGTTTCTAACCCACTACCTGCTAGTCCTACATCAATTGAAAATGTCGTGTTTGAAGAAACCTCTACTGGTATTCAATTCCGAGTAGAGAAAGTTACTGCTGCTACTGGTATCATATATGTGACTTATGTTGACCAAGCCGGAGAAGTAGTTACTGATACTGCAATATCAATCACAAATACAAATAGTACTTTAGTGGCTCAAGATGGATCTGGGGTTACTCTTTCTACCTCTGCAACAAATACGCTAGTTTCTCCTATGACAGGGGAAGGTCTTCTGTGTATTCAGAATCCAGGTAGATTCTATGTTGATGAGCATTTCATTTATAGCCCAAGACAAATTATTATTCTTTCCGCTACAAGCTCGAATGCTGATGTCGTAGTAGGTCATAAAGTTTCCGAATCAATCGTAACAGTAAACGATAATGAAGACCTGTATGACAACTCTGGTGCAACCTTAAACATCTCAGCGCCAGGTGCAGATAGATATAAAATTACTCTAGAACTTACTACTCAAGATTTAGTAGATTCATCTGATTATTTCATCCCGCAAATTAAAGTTGCCGATGGTAAAGTTCTCAGTGATAAAAATGCTGGGGCTAGCGGATTAAAAGCTACAGAAGATTTCCTTGCTATTCGTCTAAGAGAAATCCATGGTAACTTTACCCAACAGAATTTTATTATTACTTTCGAAGATGACCCAAATAACGCTGACGCTTTTAAAGTAATTATTAACCCAGGTAAGGCTTATGTTGGCGGTCACAGAGTTCATTTAAGAGAACGTCTGGTCCTTACAGAAGCTCGTCCTAGAACTACCCAGGTTATTAATAACGAAACAACAACCGTAACTTACGGTAACTATGTTGTCGTAAGCGGTATGCAAAGTCTATTCGATGTCGGGTCTTTCGAGAAGGTAAACATCAAGCAGAGCGGAACTACTATTGGTACAGCTTATGTTAGAGCCATTGAAGAATTTGGCAGCAATTATAAGATTTACCTATTTGAAGTTAAAATGAATGCTGGTAAAAACTTTTCATCAGCTACCTCTATTCAAGATTCTACAGGAAATGCAGCAACTATTGTCTTAGAGAACGGTGTTGCTAGACTTTACGGCCAAGAAGATAGAAATCTACTCTTCGGATTAAACCGTATTCGTCCAAAAAGTTTCTCGGATATTGTATTTACTACCCAGAAACATTTTGCAGCTCAAACCGCAGCTAGCAACCAAATCACAGTTTTAGCTGGTACAGGTAAAGCATTTGATGACACTGGTTCCTGGGTAATCGTTAACGAAACAACTAATGCAGTAGTAACTGGAACCATTACACTCTCAGGTGGTGGTAGTACTGCCGTTATTAGTGGTTTAACAAACGGGGAAGATTATGCAGTACATGCCTATGTTCAGCATTCAGGTACTTCAGGATCAGTAAAAACCAAAACATTAACAAATAGAACAGATTCAGCTAAATCAGTAACTGGTGGCGTAGTAACATTAACTCAGCCTGACGTATACTCTATCACATCGGTAATCGATGATACAACAAGTGCCGATATCACAAGTAATTTCAAGTTCTATAATGGTCAAACAGATAACTATTATGATTACGGAACACTAACATTAAAAGGTGGTGCACCTACACCTGCTAGCACAGTAACCGTAACTTATCAATATTTTGCATGGGGCACTTCGGGGGACTTTTTTGCGGCATCGAGTTATACAGGAACTATCGATTACGAAGATATTCCAGCCTTTAGACTGAATAATGGTAATACTGTTGAGTTAAGAGAAGTATTAGACTTTAGACCAAAAAGATCAGGATCGTCCTTTAGTGGTGTTGCTCTTCCTAGAAACGGTGACTTAATTACTATGGATGTAGAATACTATCTTCCAGTCAGAGGTAGAATATTCATAACACGTGATGAAGTATTTGGGGTTTATTTCGGCGATCCGGCCTTTGATCCTAAGTTGAGAGATTTAGGAAATGATCTTGATACTATGGAAATCGCGAACTTCTATGCTAATCCTTACATGCTTAATACAGGGGATTTAGTTCTTAACTATACCCAGAATAAGCGATATACTATGAAAGAAATCTCTAACATCGATGAAAGATTAAAAGAACTAAAAGAATTCACTACTCTTTCGTTGTTAGAACTCGGAGCAGTAAATAAGAATGTTCTTGATGCCGAAGGATTCAGTAGACTAAAAACAGGCATTACAGCTGACAACTTTAAAGACCACTTCCAGACCGATACGGCTGATGAAGAACACAAAGCTGCTATGGACTTCATTGAAGGGGTGGTTAGACCAATGACAACCCAGAACTCAATCGATTTAGTTTTCGATTCTGATCTATCCAGCGGTGTTGTAAAGGTAGGCGATATAATTATACTTGATTATGATGAAGAGGTTTGGAAGAACCAATCTTCAGTTTCTAGATCTATCCCTCTAGATGATACTATATTGAAGAAATATCAAGGGGCTATTACAATGTCTCCTGGTAGTGATAACTGGATGGATACTAAAACTCTTCCTGATAAAGTAATTACAGGTAACCCAAGAATTGAGCCTGCTATAAATAAAACCCACAACTATAACTCCGTGAGTTGGCAGGGTATTAAAGCAGAAGATCTAGCAAACGTACAAAACGGAACTGTGGTAGCCACTGGTACTTCAACCTCGAATACTACTTCAACCGGTGGGGTAACAACTAGCAAAACTGTAAAAGTAAAGGGGGGTACAAATACTACCACTACTACTACGGCTAAGATAGAAACAACTGTTACTAAAACCCCGGTTTATAAACTCGAGGGAAGTACTTATCTTTCGGAATCCCTGGGTGAGTTTGTTCGCGCAAGACTCTCTATTCCTTATATGAGATCCAGATTCGTATCCTTTAAAGCGACTGGCTTAAGACCAAATACTCGTCACTTCGCATTCTTTGGTTCGACAGCGGTAGATGATTGGGTATACGCAGCAACTGGCCCAAGTGAATTCACAAGAGCTTCTGATCTTTCTAGAACTAGTGATTTTAGAAAGATAGGTCGAGAACTTTCTAACTTTACTCAGTATCCTTTTGATGGTGGACCAACCCAAATTGTGACCGACGCAAACGGTACAGTATCAGGTTGGTTCTTGATCCCAAATACAAGTAGTATTCGATTTAAAACTGGAAGAGTTACTTTTAGATTACTTGATATCAGTATATTAAGTGATGTAGGTGCAACATCTACAGCAAGTTTTGTCTATGAAGCAAATGGTACTTTAGAGCAAGTTCAAGAAGAAGTGCTTTCTACTAGAGTATATCAGATTTCTACGGCTATTGATACCGATACTTCTACAAAAGTTATTCCTGAAAGATCGAATACAGTCTTTACCCCAAACCCAGTACCACCAAAGGTAGAAAGAGAATCCTGCTTCGTAAAAGGTACGAAGGTTAAGATGTTTGATGGCTCGGAGAAGAACATTGAAGATGTAGAAATCTTTGATATGCTGATGGGTCAAATCGGACCAAATATGGTACTATCTTATGACCACTGGCCTCTAGCTGGTAGAGACCTAATTGGCATTAATGGATCTGGACCTTTCAAAACTCCTGAACATCCTCTGATGACAAGAGAAGGTTGGAAAGCATATGATAGTGAACTTACTCAAATCCAAAAACCAGAGATTGCCCATCTAATGGTAAACGGCAGTTTAAAAATTGGCGATGAAATTTTAATGGAAGATGGCACTTGGGTAAGAATAGAATCTCTTGAAGTTTATCCAAATGAACCAGAACAGGTAGTTTATAACTTCTATCTAAACGGGGATAACACTTATTATGCTAACGGTATGCTAGCACATAATAGATGTGCTAATCCTCCGGGAAATCCTAGCTGTAATGGTGGTCCGGGGTCGACCAGCGGACCAGGATGGAGCGGAAGCGACATTCGACTGAAATCTGATATCCGATATCTTTACGATATTGAAGATATTAAGGTATACTCATTCAAATATCTATGGGATAGCGTTACTAAGCACATTGGTGTAATGGCTCAAGACCTGATAGGTACTAAATATGATAATGCTATAGCTACTGATGAAAATGGATATTATAAAGTCGACTATAATCAACTTCCGAATATACCTGGTAGAGATTAAATAGGCGAATCAAAAAGTCTATAAATAACAAGATAAGTTTATTAGGGAATTTCCATGAGTGAATCAAAACACGTAAGTCCGATGTTTCAGACATTTTATGTCGAAAACAAATTCGGGGTTTATATTACAAAAATCGGATTATTTTTCAGAACAAAATCTGACAAAGATGGTGTCAGAATTAATATCCGTGACTCATTTAAGGCCGGTCAATTAAGTCCGAACACCTTGGATATTATTCCTGGGACAGACGTATTTAAATCCGCTTCTGAAATTACTGTTTCAGAAAATGCTTCAGCAGAAACAATTTTTGAATTCGAAGAGCCTATTTATCTTTTCCCTGATAAATTCTATGCAATTGCAATTATTACAAATGATGGGGTCGGCTATGAAATTTGGTCTGCTACCGTTGGTGATTTTAACCTCGGTACCACCACTTCTAGAGTTTCTCAAGATCCTGACACGGGGGTATTATTCCGGGCCGCTGGCGGTTTAGCTAAAATCCCAGAAGGTATTACTGATCTAAAATATAAAATTTATAGAGCCAAGTTTAAATCTACTGGTGGTACAGTTGTATTAAAAGATGCTAATCCATCGAGACAATTACTCGAGACTAATCCGTTCCTTACCGATAGCGCTTCAGCTGTTGTTCGTGTATATCACCCAGATCACGGTTTCCAAATAAACGATAAAGTGCATATCACGGGATTAACTGCTGGAACTTCTTATAATGGTATCACAGGTGCTCAGATGCTTGGCACTAGAACGGTTACCCAAATAGACGCTACCGGATATAAATTCACTGCGGGAGGTACTGCTTCTTCAAGTGGAAGAGTTGGTGGCGCGGCAGTGAAAGTAACAGAGCAATATGTATTCGATTTACTAACACCTACTATCGATCATTACATTCCAAGAAACGTCGCAAAGGTAACTTATAGCGGGCAGTTTTGTACTTCTACCTCTTTTGCAGCAGACTCTGATGATGAACAAAGATATGCAACCACTTCTAATATTGCATTAATTCCTAGTCAGACCATTACTTTTGAACAGCCTCATGTTATTCTCCAGGATTCGAACGAGACAGTACATTTTGGCGGAAACGAATCTACCAGAATTACTGCTACTTTGACTAACCTAACCACAAACGACTATATTTCACCTTACATTGATATGCAGCGTGCTAGTCTCGTGGTTATGAACAACTTAATCGATAGACAGGATTCTGCTGCTTCAGTTGGATTTAGTACTCCGATAGATTTCGTTCCTGAAACTAATCCTTCTGGTGGTACCGAACTTGCTAAACATATTACCAAGCCAGTTGTTTTAGAAAACCCAGCGAATGGTCTAAAGATCAACTTCGGTGCTCATACCCCAATCGGTGGGCAGATTGATACGTACTATAGAATTACTAAAGTTGGTACTGATTCTGATATTCAATTGAAGAATTGGATTTATATTGATTATGACGAAACCCCTATTACCGACAAAGATCCGAACGTCTTTAGAGAATATGAAGCAAATCTCGGTGGTGAATATTATGACCAGCTAGATCACTTCGATCAATATCAACTTAAACTTGTTATGAGGTCACAATCATCTTCTAGAGTTCCTAAGATTCAAGATCTAAGAACTATTGCTCTTGGTGTGGATTCAGCATGATTCCTGTTGAAGGTCAAGAAGGATTATATAGAGATCCGAAAACTGACGCTATAATTTTGATAAATAAGGATGAAATCAAAAAACGTCAAGCAATTAAAGCTGCAAGACGTAAACAGAAGTTAGAGCAGAAACAAGAAATCCAATATTTAAAAAATGAAATAAATGAACTGAAGGATTTAGTTAAGCAGCTATTAGAAAAGAGATGAAATGGCACCTAATCCAAAAGAATATGTTCGCTTAAACACCAGAATAGATCAATGGCAAGAACTATTCAATGATATCACGAATGATGTCGGCGACCTGACTAAACTTACAACTGGTGGATATGTCAGTAAAGGTGGTGCGCAAGGTAGAACAGATTCTGCGGCAACAGCAGGATATGTCTTTTCTGGTGCTGATTCAGACATAGTAACAGCAATTAATGAAGTCGATTATAGACTTGACTCTATTGATGATAGAATAGATCAATTCGTTAAAACTAGTTCGAATGTTAACTTCAATCAGATTACTGTTGGTCCATGGAATAATGGCACACCCACTTCTACAAATCCAGTATATAGTACTTCTGGTGTAACTACAACGAACTCTGCTGGTTATACTATCGATGCATCATTAGATATTATTCTAGATGCTGATGGTGCAAATGTTATCATTATGGATAATGGGGTAACCCAGTTCGATTTTTCGAATAACGGAACTGATAAGACCCTAAACATCCCAACCGGTAATCTAATCGTTACTACTGGTACTGATATTATTCTTCGTCCTACCGGTGATACGGTCTTTATGCAAGGCGTCACTAGTGGCGAACAACTACAGTTTGAACTTGGTACTGCTACCCAGACAATTACTGCATCCGATGATATGTCGCTCGAAGCTGCTGGAGATATCTATCTCAAGCCAACCGGTGATGATGTCTTTATGCAAGGAACTACTAGCGGTGAACAACTTCAATTCACCCTAGGTGATACAACCCAGACCATCGCTGCTTCTGATGCTCTTTCACTAACTGCTACAACAACTATTACACTAACTGGAACGGATATCACTTTTGATGCATCTGGAGATGTTATTCTTGATGCAGACGGTGCTGATGTTATTCTTAGAGATGGTGGAGTACAATACGCAGCATTTACAAATAATGCTGGCAATCTGATTGTTAAATCAGGTAGCACTACAGCAGCTACATTTACCGGTGCTGATGTATCATTCGCATCAAATGTCTACATGACAGATAGCTCTCGTGCGAACTCCAATTTCAGTGTTGGTGGTAATTTAACAGTTGGCGGTAATACCCAAATCAACGGGACACTTACCGTTGAAGGTGCAGTTAACTTCAAAGCTGGAACTTCTGGTACGGTTACAATCGGTGATGCGAATACTGATAACGTAGTCTTTAACGCAGATATTAACTCAAGCCTTGTACCAAATACCAATAACGCTTATAATCTCGGTTCTTCTACTCAAGAATGGCAGAATATCTGGGTAACCGGAAACGGTAACATTGATAATCTACTAGCAGATAGTGCCACCGTTACTGGTGACCTAGATGTTCAAGGTATCACTACACTTGATTCGGCAACCGTAGATGGTGAGCTTAGTGTTACGCGTACGCTCGGGGTGACTGGTATAGTTACTGCTAATGCTGGTGTTAAAGTAGATAATATCACAATCGACGGAACAGAGATTGACCTTTCATCTGGGGATTTCACACTTGATGTAGCTGGCGATATCAACCTAGACGCTGACGGTGGTGATGTTATCCTTAGAGATGGTGGTACCGAATTTGGTAGACTTACCAACCAAGGTACACAGCTAAGAATTACAAGTCAGAACTCCCAGTGGATGACATTCACAGCTGCTGGTGTAAGATTCAGTGGGATTATTACCGACTCTGACCTTATTACTACAGCAAAATCAGTAGTTGCAGGTATAAATGAACTTAGTGGTAGAATTGATCTACTCGATTCAGCAGACTCTGCTTCTACTGCAGCTGTATTTGCGGCAATTGGTGATCTAAATAGTTTAACTACAACTGCTAAATCTAGCCTGGTTGCAGCAGTTAATGAAATTAATAACGGATTCGACACCCGCGCGAAGGGATTACTTTCTGCGGCAACTTCTGGAACTGGTTATGGTGGACTAACTTATAGCACATCTACTGGTGCATTCACCTATGCTAAAGTAACGGATGCTAATATCAGGGAAAGACTTGTTGCAGGTAATGCTATTACCTATACATCTTCTACAGGAACTATTGCGGTCACAAGTGATGCAATTGAAGCTGATGAATTAGCCGTTACTGGTAATGGTACTTCTGGCCAAGCTCTAATTTCAGATGGGGATGGAACATTTAGTTGGGGAAGAAAAGTCCCGAATGTATATGATTCAGCTGGATCACTCTTAAATTAAGGAATTAGATAATGGTTGTTGATCGCTTAGTAAAGAGATCCGGATCATACGATCTGCAAAGAATTAGTGGAGCAGAAGAAAATTACCTTGCTTGGCAAGTTGCAAATAATCTTTTCAGTTCTGTAGCTGGTGAAGCTGGTGTACTAAGTGGTTCTAGTACAAACGGTACTTCTGTTGGTACTCATACAAATACCTTTTATAACCAGCCAGTAGGCACTCACCCTAGTACATCACTTACTACTTCTTCAACAGTAACTACTTTATATCAGAATTTTTCTGGTAATGCTATAGAAGCAAATATATATCCAGTTATTAATGAGAATAGTTCGCTTGATTTTAAAGCAGTAAACGATGCCGAATTAAACACAATTGCTGATAGATTATTAGCAAAGGTTTTTGGTTCAGATTACTTTTCTTATAAGATCGGATCTTCTGCACCAGTTGGTTATACCTTATTTGTATCCTCTATCTTTACTGACACAAGAACAGATGGAACAAGCGTAGCTTATAATCTTTATAAAAAGAATTTATCAGCTATGCCTACAGTAGTCAGACCGTTGAAATTAGACGGTGCTGACTTTAGAACTATGACTGATACAGAGATTCGTAATCTGTTTGCCCAAAGAGTAAAGAATAGAATTGTCCAAAATGGTATTGGTTCTTATCAACTCCGTACTTCTATTCAAGGCGCACCGATCGCAGCCGGCACTTGGGTTGCAATGGGTACTGCTCTCGACACGAGACAGAACACCGCTGATGACAATTATACAAGAATTAGTACAAGAGATTCTACCCTTATCTCTACTCGCGGTAGTACAAATAACTTTCTTAGAACATCCCAGACGCCTTTTACATCAAACTTCCTAGGTAACTTCCTAGGAAATTATCTGGCAGATGTGGACTTTTCTGCGGACTACACTGGTAATTATGCTTCTGGTCCTACTAACATTGCTGGCGATTATACTATCGATAGCACTATTAATTCTACTCGAACATCAGAAGTTAATTATACACGGACAAGCAATACAGATTTTACTAGAATCTCCAACGTTATCTTTACTAGAGATACACAAATTAACTATACCAGAATATCTGAGGTTAACTATACCAGAGATTCTACTGTAATTTTTAATACACCGGATAATATAGATTTTACAAGAGTTAGTACTATTGATGGATTTGCGAATTTCACCGGGAATTACGTAGCTGGTGAAATCTATACTAGAACTTCTACCGCAGTCTTTGCACGTGATCCTACCTTTGCATCTTTCACCGGGAATTTCGTCGGGAATTACGCTGGACCTATACCATATCAAGGTAATTTCATTGGTGATTATACCGGCGGGTTTGTAGGGGACTATATCGGCAACTTCGTTGGTAACTATACAGCCGATTATGGTGGTAACTATATTGCTGATTATGCCGGTGATTATATTGGTGGTAACTTCCTTGGGGATTACATCGGTAACTATGTAGGTAACTACGTAGCTGATGATTATGTAGGAAATTATATCGGTAATTATATCTCTATTGTCGATTACACCAGAGATACTATTACTGACTTCGTTGGTGATTTCGTAGCCGATTACATCGGTAATTATGAAGGTGGATTCGAAGGGGATTATCTAGGTAACTTCATTGGGGATTATACCGGGGATTATGCAGGAGAAACTATTCAGTCTACCTCCTCGACTATAGAGATATATACATTATATCTTCGAACAGCATAAGAACCCAATATGAGTAATAATACTCCTTTAAAGTTAAAAGACGCATTCGGCAATTTACAACAATTTGATATGACAGTACCCGAATGGGATTATACTGCATATCAGTCTGGCTTGTGGCTTTCAACAAATACTAGCTATTGGTCTATGTCCACTACTAGTGGTACAGCAAATATTGGTTCTTATACAGATACATTTTACAATCAAGCTGTTGGTGATCACGGGGTTCTGACTACTGGTCAAACCGTTACCAGTCTTTACCAATCTTATTCAAATCCATCTCAAGCGCAATTCCGTCCAGTTTCATACGACGGTAGTTCAATTTACGAGATGGCAGATTCTGATATGACTGTCTTATCAGATCTTATGATATCCCATATTTTTACAAATGACTATCCAGGAACTTATAGACTAGCAACCTCTAGTCCAGGTGCAGGTTGGACTAGTTATATCACGAATGCTTTCACCGATACACGAACTGATGGTACAAGCGTAAACTACCACATTTGGAAAAGAACTTCCTATACGGCACCGACTACAATCAGACCGATGAGAACAAAGTACTTGAGTTCTGTGTTCTCTGGATTACAGGAAATGTCTGATTCAGATGTCGGGGATGCATTTGGTTATTGGTTAACAAGCAGGGTTGCAACAAGTGGAGTCGGCAAATACCAGCTTCGTAGTTCCGTACAAGGTGCTCCGACAGACCCTGGAACATGGGTATCAAAGGGGACCGCGCTAGACACAAGACAGCAGGTTATAGAAGAAGATTACACCCGTGATAGTACTAGTGTTTTTACGAGAGATAGTACAGCAAACTTTACCCGGATAAGTACTAGACTCTCAAACCTAAACTTTACTAGAACGAGCAACGTTAATTTCTCTTCCGATTTTACTCGAGTAACCCCTATTGGATTCATAGGCAATTATATCCGTGATACTACCGCTACCTTTGCAAATGATTTTACTCGAGATAGTACACAGAATTTCACGACTCCGTTTGCTGGAAACTATACACGTGTCAGCCAAACGGCCTTTATAAGAGATAGTTTAAATACCTTTACTAATGACTTTACCCGTAACAGTCAAAGAACCTCTCAGACTGATTTTACTCGTACTAGACAATCTACATTCGCGGGGGCGTATGCGGGAGATTATGTCGGAGAATATATTGGAGGTAACTTCTTAGGTGAATATACCGCTGATTATGCTGGTAACTATATCGCTGATTATGCCGGAGAATATACTGGCGATTACATCGGCGGTAACTACTTAGGTAACTATACTGCTGATTATACTGGCGATTACATCGGCGGTAACTTCCTCGGTGATTACATCGGTAACTTTATTGGCGATTACATCGGCGGTAATTACGTAGGGGATTTCTTAGGTAACTATATAGCAGATTATACTGGTGATTATACTGGTAACTTCATTGGCGATTACATCGGTGGCAACTTCCTTGGTGATTATATCGGTAACTATCTCGCAGATTATACTGGGGATTATTTAGCTGATTATACTGGCGATTACATCGGCGGTAACTTCCTCGGTGACTACACTGGGGATTATATTGGTGGTAATTACGTAGGAGATTTCCTGGGTAACTTCATTGGCGATTATATTGGGGGCAACTTCCTAGGGGACTACACTGGTAACTACGTAGGGGGGAATTACGTCGGGGATTATCTCGGTAACTATGTAGGAAACTTTATCGGGGATTATCTAGGTAATGTGAATTACACTATAGATTCAACAAATATCTTTACTAGAATATCTGAAGTTGATTACTCCCTTAATTATACTAGAACATCTGAAGTTGATTACTCCCTTAACTATACTAGAATATCAAATCTAGATTTTACAAGAGTATCTACTAATAACTTTACAAGAATTTCTTTAGGTGCATCTGTCATTTATTCTGCAATTTATACTAGAGTCAGTTCTAGATTTCAACCTGCACAATTTTTTAATGGATTTTCGCGACCAGCGGCAACCTTCGGGGCTTTTACTGGTAACTACACAGGTAACTATTCTGGTCAGCCACAATTCGTAGGTGATTATATTGGAGATTTTACTGGAAATTATATAGCGGATTTTACAGGGGATTTCATCGGTAACTATGTAGGCGGTAACTTCGTCGGAGATTACACCGGTAACTATGTAGGCGGTAACTTCGTCGGAGATTACCTTGGTAACTTTATCGGTGATTATACTAATGAAAATATTAACTTTACTAGAGATTCTTTAACTGACTTTACGATTAATAGTACTAGAACCTCAGAAGTAGATTTTACTCGTATATCACAGAGAACCTCTGAAGTAAATTATACAAGAGATACCCAGACAAACTTTACTAGAACATCTGAAGTAAACTTTTCAGGGTTGTACACCCGAAATTCAGAAGTAAATTACACAAGAAATAGTACTTCTCCATTTACTAGAATCTCTAATGCAGACTTCACTATCAA